CATCGCCATCGCTCTCTCCAAGACTCGCGAGAAGAAGAAGTAGATGGCGCGCAGGGCTGAGCCTCAAGGCATCATCGACGGGGCAGCAGTCCGCGCAGCCATGCAGCGTGACCGCTTCGTGCAGATCTGCCGCATCGTCCGCGAGAACGAAACCATCGGGTGCTTGGAGATCACGCCCAACCAGCAGCTCGTCCTGCAAGCATGCATGGACCACCGCTGGGTCATGGTGAAGAAGTATCGGCAGGCCAAGGTCACCACGCTGATGATCCTCGACCTCCTTGGTCAGTGCATGTACTCCCCTGGTGTGCAGGGCGTGCTCATCGCGGAGAAGTACGACACGGCTGAGACGGCGTGGGGCCGCGCCCGTTATGCCTACGACTACCTCCCAGACGCCATCAAGATCCCCTCGCGCTCTGGTCGCGACCCTGCCAAGCGTGAGCTGGAGTTCGCGCACGGTGGCCGCATCAAGGCAATCACCGCTGCGACCGGGACGCCCGCTATCGGCAACTCTCCCGACCGTGTCGTCATCACGGAGTACGACGAGTTCCCAGACCAGGACAACTTCAACGAGCACTTCTTCCCATCGGTCGCAAAGCGTGAGAACGCCCGCGTCATCATGGAGTCCACTCCGGGTCGGCAGGGAACCACCTCGCACACGATGTGGCTCAAGGCACTAGAGGGGAAAAGTCAGTTCCATCCACTGTTTCTCAAGTGGTGGCTGGATGACTCCTGCACGCTGCGTGACCCCAGCTTCGTGCCAGACAACGAGGAGCTGCGCCTCATCGACCAGCTACCTGGCATCACGCACGCGCACCTCGCGTTCCGTCGCCAGCGTCTCGATACCGAGTTCATCGGAGACGAGCGCAAGTTCCGGCACAAGTACCCCTACGGGGAGTACGACGGGTGGACGACGGACGAGGGAAACATCCTCCCGCCAGAAGCACTGCTGGTCATGCTCCCGGTTGCGACCGCGGTGAACGACGCGGAGGAGTACACCTTCGAGCAGCGCGAGGCTGGATGCCCGTACCTGATGACGGTTGACCCTGCTGGCTACGGGGACAACGGTGACCCTTCAGCCATCACCATCTGGAACTGCTGGGACCATAGCGAGGCGTTCTGCTGGTCTGGCCGAGAAGACCCCGGTCGCCTCGCCAACCGCATCATGCGTCTCCAGTCTCAGTGGGACTGCGAGGTCGTGGTCGAGAGCAACGCCCCGGCGTGCGTGCAGGCACTCGTCGGCATGCGCTGCCCGAAGCTCTACCACACCAGCCAGTCTCACCCTGGCTTCTACACCACCAGCGTGGGGAAGAGCGCAGCCATCGTCACCTTGGTCGAGATGCTCCGCGCCGACGAGATCAAGATCCGCAGCAAGCCTACCGTCCACCAGCTTCTCCAGTGGGATGGAGAGAGCCGTAAGCGTGGTCGAGGCGAGCACGGCAAGCACCACTTCGACCGTGCAATGACGGTGCTGATGGCTGCGGCGATGTTCCGCAGGCGCGGTTACGGTCTGCGTCCAGCAGGCTCCCGCCCTGCCAAGCCGATGAAGGATGGTCAGACTGCCGTAATGAGCGCAGTTGACCTCGACGCTTACTTCAAGCAGACCCGTCGCAAGACGCTGGGGATACACCCATGAAGGCCACCGAGTACCTCCCGACCATCCAGCGACACATCGAGGTCTTCCGGTCTACGGAGAAGCTCGCCTTCGACCGTCTGCTGCGGTTTTACCAGGGCAAGTTCTACTCCGACCGAGAGGGTGGTGGCCCTAGCGAGAGCGAGCTGATCACGACCAGCATCAACCTCACGTTCGCCATCGTTGAGACTGCGGTCAGCACCATGACCCCGCGCAACCCGCAGGTAACTGCGATGCTCCGCGCCATGTCTCCCGACGACAGCGTGCGTGGCCTTGAGGGTGTCGTCAACCTCGCGCTCGACGCTACGGACTACTACTCTGAACTCACGATGCTCATTCAGGATGCGGTCCTGTACGGTCGCGCTGTTGTGAAGACGACGTGGGACGCAGAGTCTGACCTCCCGCTAGCGAAGGTCTGCGACGTGCGCGGCGTGTTCTACGACCTCGCGGCCAAGCGTCCGTCGGACATCCGCTACTGGATTGAGACGACGCTGCTCAGCGAGGAGCAGTTCCGCGAGCGCGTGGCCAGCGGCATGTACGCATCGTGGGCCAACAGCATCCACGGCGACACGTACCCGAAGTGGCTCATGCAGGACACGGGCACCAGCGTCAGCAGGCAAGACCTCAAGAACTTCCAGCCGTGGATCACGGTGTACGAAGTCTACGATGTCGAAGCTGGTCGCGTCGTCCACATCCATCCGGACAACCCGCAGCCCCTCATGGAGGATGCGCTCGTCTACGTGCCGTTCAGCCTGCTCACGCTGAACAGCAACGGCGAGGACTGCCGTGGTCTGAGCGAGATCTCGCTCATCTCCGACAACCAAGAGGAGTTGAACCACATCCGCACCTACCTGCTCAACATCGCCCGCCTGAGCATCCCGAAGGTCGCCTACGACTCGACGGCTGCACAGAGCGAGGACATGGCGATGGCGCAGGAGGCCCCGGTCGGTTCGCTCACGGGCATCCGCACGACCAACGGCCAGCCGCTCTCGTCGGTGTTCCACCCGTGGCCCATGCCTGAGCCTCCGGCTGCGCTCTTCGAGATGGCGGCATCGCTAGAGAAGAGCATCGCAACGGTGTCTGCCCTTGCCGACGCCCAGCGTGGACAGGTCACGGGTGCGCGTACTGCGACCGAGCTCGCCCTGGTCGAGGGCCAGCTCCGCAACCGTCTGGCCTCCCGCCAGCGGCGCATTGACACGGTCACCATCGACGTGGCGCAGAAGATGGCGTTGCTCGTTGCCAAGTACATGCGGACGGAAAAGGTCGTGCAGTTGACTGGCTATGGCGAGCCGAAGACGGTTTACCCGCAGACCCTCGACGGCGTGAAGGCTCAGTTCAAGGTGGTGCCGTACTCCCCGATGGAGAGCAACCGCGCTGTCCTTCAGGAGCAGTTCAAGGCTGCGATGCAGTTCCTCATGTCCAACCCGATGGTTGACCAGGTCGAGGTCACCAAGCAGTTCCTTGAGGTGTTCAGCCTGAGCCCGCGCCTGTTCAAGGGACCGCCGCCGCCCGCGATGCCGCCTGAGATGATGGCTGGTCAGACCGCGAATGCTGCGTCGAGCGTGGCTGCGGCACCTCCCACCGACGAGGCTGCGCTCGCGCAAGCTGCCGGGATGGGCACGACCGAGGCGTCTCCTCTTCCCCCGGCGCAAGCCAACATGGCCGAGCAAGCGGCTCAACCCATCACGTCTCAGGAGACGCTCGTATGAGCTTCGTGACGCATGACCTTCACTGCACCGCAGACCATTGGGAGAGCGACGTAGTCTATCGTCGCGCCGATGGGCCACCTCCCTGCCCAGAGTGCAGCGGTTCTCGCGTGGCTGGATGGCTCCCGGTCGGTGTTCGCACGGTCAACTACACCACGCAGATGTGGAAGCCGTTGAAGCACGACGGCGTGACCTACGAGTCTCGCGAAGACTGGGACGCCTACAAGGCCGTGGTCGCGCGCAACACGGGCCAGCAGATCGTGGAAACCAGCAACAGCGATAGGCATGTGCGTGCGGACGAGTTCAGGCATCGGGCCTGGGCGACTCGGCAGGCACATGGTCTTGACTCCACGCAGTGGCGCGAGGTCATCAGTGAACGTCAACGCGGGTACGACCCGCTCTCAGGGAGGACTATTCGTCATGGCCGATGAAATGATGCCGTCCGCAGAGGACATCAAGAGCACGATCAACACCATCGTGGACAAGGCTGACGCGGAGGGCAAGCTTGCCCCCCTCGCTGCGCTCATCTCCGAGATGAAGCTCAAGACGACGCCCAAGGCGTTGTTCCTTGCAGCGCAGACCCGCGACGAGATGCGCGGCAAGACGCCCGACGAGCTGGCCTCGATGATGCGCGAGAAGCCCACGGTCATCAACATCATCCTGTCCACTGCCCCGATGGGCGAGGACATGGAAGAAGAGGGCACCGAGGAGGAGGTGCCCGCTGGCGAGAACGTGAAGACCAAGATGGACGCCATGAAGAAGTCCGCGAAGGCTTCCGACATGGAGGAAGAGGACATGGCTGACGAAGAGATGGCCAAGTCCTACAAGTCCAAGATGATGATGTAGCTAGACCAGGTCACAAGCAGGAGAAGCATCATGGAAACCGATACGACGACCGCATCGGCGGGAGAAGTTGATACCTCGACGGGGGGCGCAGTCTCTGATGCTGCATCTGCCGCTGGTCTTGCTTCTCCTGCTGCTGCTACTGGTGGGTCAGAGGCTGCGCCCTTCGAATGGAACGGTGAGTTCGAGAGTCTCACGAAGTCCGAATGGTGGGCGAAGCTCCCCGAGGACATGCGTCCCGTGGTCGAAAGTGGACTGAAGTCCAAGTACGGCAACTGGCAGCGTGGCTACCAGAGCAAGTTCGATGAGTTCAAGAAGGGTCAACAGACCTGGACCACCGAGCGCGAGCAGATGCGCGCTGAGATGGACAAGGTCAAGGCCAACCGGGACTGGTTCGAGAAGCTCCTGTCCGCAGACGACAGCACGACCGAGATGCAGGGCAGGCTCTCTGAGCTTGAGAAGTCCTTGCAAGAGCGCGAGGCTGGCCTCAACGACTGGAAGGGACGCTACGAAGCCCTTGAGACGGAGATCGCCAACCGCGAAGCTGAGACGGAGATGGAGCGGCTCCGGTCCCAGTACCCCGACATCTACGAGGACTACAGCGAAGATGCGAACGGTGCTCCCACGGGCGCGTTCGCTGAGTACCTGAAGTTGCTCGAAGCTGGCTACGAGACTGACCGCGCTGCCCGCATGGTGCGAGCCGTCATGCCTCAGAAGGCACAGCCTCCTGGTCCGCGAGCGGTCGAATTGCCCGCGTCGGTCAGGCTCTCGCAGCCCGCAGGCAAGGCACCTCCTGCCTCGACCATGAAGCGTGAGCGCGAGTTCTCGTCGTTCGACGATGCCATCCGTCAGATGAAGTCTATGGCTCGGTCGGAACCCGACGACGAGTAGCCTTGCAGGCAGGGGCTGGTGCATGTATGCCTAGCATGCACCCCCCACCGCGGGCGTCGTAGGCCACTAGGCACGACCGAGACGAGTGGGCAGGGAAGGCGAGCAAGCGTTCCTCCCTCCACTCACTACGGAGCCTACAATGGCTGTATCTGTTGAACTTCTGAACACCACGCTGGCTGACCTCAAGGGTCCGCTGGTCAGCGCGTTCCTCCAGAACGTCCCCACCTTCCGCGCGCTTGAGAAGAAGGGTCGCATCACTGCTGATGGCGGCACGTTCATCGAGCGTCCGATCATGAGCGGCTCGCCCGCTCGCGGTACGGGTATCTTCAACGGCGACGAGACGCTGGACATGACCCGCTACAAGCGGAGCAAGAAGTACCAGGTCGAGTTCCACCGCGTCGTGGTGCCCATCAAC